TGTTCTCCATAACTTTTGCACCTTGATCTATATCTCCACCACCTGCGTTTCTAACAGCATCTGCAGTAAATACAAACTCATTTACACTTAATCTTGCAGGCACATCGTCTGCTTTTTCTTCTCTTCCTATAGGTACAAACCCACCTTCAGCTCTGTAATCTTTTTCCATGCCACCAAGGTTCATGATTCCACCTTCTGCCATACCGATTCTACCGCCTAAGTTATAACCTATTCTCCCACCTGTAGCTGCTGCTTGTGCATATGTTACTGCCATTTCTTCTGGTGAATATTTTCTAGCAGATACTGCAGGTGTAAAATTTAATCCTGACGCCATTGCTTGTTTTTGATCTAATGTGTTTGCAACTTTTTTAAGGTCTGCTAATTGTAATGCTGTGTTGTCACTTGGTATTCCTTGATTAGAATTATCTCCTTCTTGATTTTTAGTAAATAATCCTGCTATTGCTCCACCAGCTGCTGGTAAAATATTTTTCATTATACCACTCTTAATGTAATCTCCATAACTTTGTGACTTAGGGTCATTTTTATTAACTTTTCCTTCTAAAAATTTACCTACTTTAGTTCCTACAGGTGACTCTTTTATAAAATCATAACCTTTACTTATAATTGAATTGTCACCTCTTAATAAATAATCTCCACCGGCTAATGCTGCAGCAGCAGCTAAAGGATTATCTTTTATCTCGTTTGGAATTAAATCATCTATAACTTTGTCTTTTGCTTTTTGAAACCATGATCCAATACCGTATTGTTTTCTACCATCCATACCCATAATACCACCATACGCTGCCATCTGTCTGTCAGGTAATACTGGTCCTGTTGGTTTAGGTTGAAAAGGATTAACTGGTTTTGTAGGATCTTGTGGTAATGGATTGCCACCAGCCATTTGACCTTCGGCCATAGCTTGTTGCATAAATTGTTCAAGAGTCATAGGTTCCATACCTTGTTCCATCATGTCATCAACATATTTTAGATACTCTTCTTCTAATTGAGCCATCATCATTTGCTCCATTTCTTGTGGAGATTTAGGACCTTCATTACCACTATATTTAATAGATGGTGCGTTAGTCTCTAGTTCTTCTGAAATTTGTATATCTTCTATTCCCATGGTTTTGCTACTTTACTTTGTTTTACTGAACAAATCAAGAGCTGGCATAATAACTTTTACATCTTGTGCCATCTCTTCTGCTTTGTAACCCTTAACTTCCCAGTCTTTTCTTGTCTTAAAAATCTCACCTGTTTCTTTGTGTCTGTAAGTTTCTTCTACTTTTGCCTGTAATATTTCCATTATGTTGTTACTTCTTTCTTAATATTTAGATAGCTAATAGCTACATCAAACGAATCTGTTGTGCTTGATTGTACTGTAAAGGTTTTACCACCCTCTATTATTAGCGGTTGGGTTAATAATTCTGTTGTAACATTAGCTGTTAATGCTGCTGATTTAATAGCTGTAATACTGTTGTTTGTAACAGTAACAACTGGTGTACCAGCTGCTGTAACTAGTATTGATTTAATAACTATAGTTTCATTAACTGCAGGAACACCTGATCCAAAAGGTGTAAGTGCACTACCACTTGTATTGTTATCTATACCTACAAATTTATATTGGTTTACTACCGCCATTAATCTAAAAAGAAGCTTCTAGCTTCTATCTCCTGTTTTATTTCTTCTTGAAATGTAGTGTTTAATTTTTCCAACACTGCATCTAAATCTCTAACTAAGGACTGAGCAACATCCGGTTCATACTCATTACTTGCTCTAGTTAATGTTTGTACTATCTTTGCCATTATAAACTTGCAATGCCTCCTTGACCAAATTTTCCTCTAGCATAATCTCTGTTAGATTGTTCTTGTGCAGCAGCTGATGCTTTACCTGCATTATGCGAGGCCTGGTTAAATCCTCCATTACCATCACCACTACTGTTATTAGTTGTAGTTTGTGTTTCCATAAATTTATCTGTTTCATCAAAATCATAAGTAATTTGATCTTGTATTTCTCGATCTAATTGTTCTAATCTTTCTTTGGGCATTGTTTTTCCATATTTATTTCTATATTTTTGTAATTGTTTTCCGTAATCATTTGTTCCAAACATAGACACGACGTTCTGACCACTTAATATAGAATTATCTGAGTATTGGCCCAACCCACTACTAGGATTATTTCTTATGTAACCTCTATTTAAAGCATAATCTATTTGACCTTGAAGTTCAGGATTATAATTCATTGAACCTTTTCTTAATGGGTTTCTCATGTAAGCTAAAGCTAGACCTCCAGCTATTAATGGTACTCCCATACCCATACCACTCATTTTTCCACCACTCATTATACTTCTAATACCTTGATTAGCTATCATTCTCATAGGATTAATTTTCATACCACCTAAACTAATTGCATACTTGGGGTTTTGTGTTTGTTTATCTAACCCTAACATTTTTGCAGCAACGTCATAAGCATAACCCCTATCTATTAGTGCTTTTAATAAAGCTTGTCCTGCCATTATCGTCTTCCTCCAGTTTGTATATCTAACCTAAAAGTACCTAGTTTCCAACTAGTATCTACCGCAGTGTTTGATATTGTAAGAGCTATAGCTCTACCTCTAGCACGTGTGTCTACTTTATCTGTTGTAGATGTTACAGTAAATGGACCTAACGATGAGCTAGCTGCTGTATCGTTTGGATAATTTCTTAGATCTAATTGTACAATAGCACTTCCTTGTTGAGATATAAAGTCAGGTATAATTCGACTAACTCTCATAATGTTTTCACCGTCTCCTCTAAGGTCACCTAAGTTTGTTGCAGCCCCTCTTACAACTTTTTGTGTAATATCATAATCACCTGATGTAATATTAGCAGGAATGGCTACAGCCGTGGTCCCTGCTTCTTGTTGATTAACTCCTGTTTCATGTTCAAAGTATACTGTTACACCTTCGGTATTACCAGTTACATCAAATGATACATCATCACTTGGATTATATTTTGTTGCGTGTGGTAAACCAAATACAGAAGAATCTTCCCATGTGCTTCTAGGAAATAAAGTACTTGCATTAGTAAACCATATAGGTCGTTTAGCTGTTGAGTCTAAATAACTATATGTAACCGCTCTAGTATTTACATTAGATGTAGACGTTGGATAGAACCAAGTAATTTCACCAAACAAGTTATTAATACCACAATAAATTAATTGATTAGATGTAGTGTTAAGATCGTCGTAAACAAAATCTTCTACCAAACAGTCCATTGATTCTAGTTTACCAGTATATCTAAAAAAACCATTATCAGACATCCAATACGCGGCACCATCAACTTCTACTGCTGCGTTCATACCAATCAATCCACAGTTAGTACCTGCTTGTTCAAATGCAAATGTAAAAGGAGTTCCAACAAATCGCATAGTAAATAAAGATGTATCACTCCAAATGTATATTGCATTTCTACCAAGTTTAGCACCCATGATCCGTGATCCGGCGGCCAGTCTTTGTGTACCAGCACTATTCTCAGCTGTTGGTGTGTAGTCTTCTATATTTTCTTGAGAAGAAAATCTTATGAACATATCATCTTGTGTAGTTTTATTACCAATAGTTGTTTCTGTTCCAAAAAATACTAAGTGACGATCGGGAGTAGATACTAACATATCACGTGACGCTGTTGGTGCGCCTGGAATAATTATAGCTCTTGTTGATGTTGCATTGGTTGCATCACCATCCCATTTAAAACATTCACCGTTATGAATTAAAGCAATAAGTGTTGTACCTAGATTGTCTAATGACCATAGACCAGGATCTGTTACTTGGTCAGTGTTAGCTGCAGGTGATCCCCAACCTGTAAAAGATGAAGTGTTAGTTACAGTAGCACCATTACTGTGCGCAGCTCTTGTTGAACCTCGTACAGCTCTTGTTATACCAGTTAATTTACTACCTGTAATTCCTGTGTATGATATTTCTTCTGTTCCTACTTGAATAAAGTTTGTACCAGAACTTGGAAAACCTGTCGTACTACCTAACGTAATTTCTGTAGCCGAACCATTATTACCATTTGTGTTGTCTCCTAATAAACCATTTAATGTAGTTGTTAATGCACCTAAAATGTTACCACCCCATAATGATATACCCCAACCAAACGCACCTAGTTGTTCTGCTGGTCCTACGTGATAGTATTGAAAATATGTTATACCACCTGATGTTGTTGCACCACTGCCTGTTTCATTACTAGGCATTGTAATAGTAATCGTAGTTGTACTAGGTACACTTGTTACCATAAATTTTTTATCAGCAAAATCTGCTGCAACAAAATTAGAGTTTGTAATAGCACTAAATGTAGTTGCATCACCAAATAAAATAATATCTTGTGGTTGAAAATTATGTGCACTACCAAATGTAAGTGTTACAGTTGGAGATCCGTTAGTTGTACTAAACGCACTTGTAATCGCTGTGCCTGATGGATTAGTTAATGGATGAATATCATAGTACACACCACCAGAATACACATATAAAATTTTGTTGGTGCCTATAGCTGCAAATTTAGTTGATGCCTTGTTTACAAAATGATGAAGACCTCTAGCTGCACCTGTAAGTTTTGATTCACCCAATTGGTTCCAGCCACCTATTTTTTCAGGTGTACCATATCTAAAACGAACGTTCTCTCCGTCTATCCATTGAGACTCAGCACCTGTAGATGTAACTTGTTTATTGAACCCTGGTAAGAATCCTAATTTTTGTAACATATAACCTCATTATAATACTATTTTACAAATGATGGTAGACCCAACATGGGACGTCCATCAAATTTATTTTTATCAGCAAATGGGCCATTTACATGATTATAATGTAGAAATACTTGACCGCATATGTTCCCGTCAAAAGGCTCTCGCCAATGTTCAAGTTCACATCCACTATATACTAGCATATCTCCCACTTCAAGCAAGACTTTAGTGCCTGTTGGAGCGTTTGGTTTATGTATATTTTTGTATTCATTAATAACAGTATCTGCACCTGTACCATCTATAAAGATAGGCCACGGATCACCACCTAAATTAATTGTAGTAGATATTTCACAACTAGGTCTATCTTTATGTCTTTTTAATTCATCACCGTGTTTATATAATCTAGCGTAGGAATAAGTAGGACATAGATCTAGACCGGTTTCTTTTTGCATTACCGGTAATACTTTAACAAGTAAAGTTTCCATTACAGGATCTGCATAATGTGAGTATGTATTTGGAATCTGTTGATCAGTCCATGTTCCAAGCATTCCTGTATCGTACGTAACATTGTTTTGATACATCCAAGCAACTGCATCACGTTTAAGCATAAAATAATTAAATACAAAATTAGCTAACTCATAGTTTATTGCACCTTTGATTACTTGATATTTATTAAAAGCCATCTTGTATAAAATTAAAACTTATTGATATTCTTATATCATTAGATTCATTGGGTTCAACACAATGCCATAACCAAGAAGGAAACATAAGTATTCTGTTTACTTTTGGTTCTAAATGTACTTCTCTCCATAAATGTTTAGGAGGCTGGCCCTTAATTCTTAATGGCATATTAGTTTGTATACCTGGTCTTGGATCATTACAAATAAGTTTACCTGAATTAGGTTCTGTTTTTACATAATATACACCACTAAATAAACTATTAGGATGTATGTGTGGTCTATTGTATCCACCAGAATAATTTATATTAGCCCACATATTACCTAATACTGGTTTCTTATCTAACCATTCTTCTTTAAAAACTTGTTTTGACATTTTAAATAATTCATCTACTAGAGGTTTAAATTGTGGCATCTCATGCATATTGGTTTGACTATGCCAACCATTTACATTTGTTTTTTTCATACCTTGATCTTGTTTGGACCAAGCAACTATATCATTAGTTAATTGTTGTGTGTCTAGTTGCACATCTTCTGCATATATAAGTGTTGGAAAAAATCCTTCAGCAATCATCTAAAAGGTTTACCTCCAAACCAACAAACTAATGATTGTCTTATTCCACGTTTAACAGGGTTGACTCTATGATTTAAAAATGATGCAAATATAATTGCATGACCTTGTTTAAGGTTTGCAAATTTACCTGGTGCCATAAGTTCTAAATCTCCACCTTCAAACTCTGATGGGTCATTTAATAAAAGAGTCATAGATATTTTTCTAACTGGTGGTTCGTGTTGCATGTTCACATCACAATCCATATGCCAATCGTAGAACCCACCTTCTGGATATTCTGTAAACTGTGCTTGTTCTGTAACTTGTATATCACCAAAACCAAAATGATTTTCATTAGCTGTTTGTATAAAATTATTAAGATCTACATACATGTGTTCCATTTCTTTAAAAGGTATCCATGATATTGTAGTCACTCTTTTCTTTGTATCTGTTCCGCCTCCTGGTTTATTCATTCCTACTTGAGCAACTTGTGGTTTTTGTGCTCTACCAGATGCAATAATCTGTCTACATTGATCAGGAGTAAACAATGGTGTAGTTGTTTGAACTATCCAACTTTTCCATTTAGGTTCTTTGATATGTCTATTTTCGTACATTAACTTACTCCTCTATTTTGAATTGGGTTATAATTTACATCCATATTTGCAGCTAGCGTTCGTCTCATACCTGGTCCATTAAATGGATATACGCAATGTCTCATGTCATATGGAAATATATAAAAATCTCTTTCTTTAATATTTGGTTGATAATCTACATTTGCAAAGTGTCCGTTAGCTGAACCTAGTATTTGTAATCTACCATTTTGTGGTTGATCAGGTGATGAGTATTCTACACCATAAGACTTAGGTAATTTTAAAATCATAACAGATGATAGACCTGTAAACAATGTTCCTTGGTGCACGTGCACTGGATTGTATTCATGTTCAAACATAGTATTAACCCATACAGAATTAAAATGTAAATCATATTCTTTTATTTTATTCCAATCTAAATAATGTTTAAACTTTAATTCAAACCATTGCATTACATCATTAGGTAAATGATTATGTTTAGTCATTTTAGGACTATCTTCACCATTAAAAAATAAACTATGTTCTTTTTCTATCTTACCTACTAATTGTTTGTTAGCTGGTTTTAATTCAGGATATTTAGTTTCATAAATATGATTAATAGTATTATACACATCTAATGGCACTTGATATTTTAATACCGATTGACCTAAAAATATAAAATTAAAATCTGATGTGTCCATATTTCTGTCTTATCCTTTCTGGAATTTTTTCTATATAAGGGTTATATACTTTTCTAACTGGTCCATCAAATAGTTTATGCATATTACTACCAACTATTTTGTCATCATATGACAAACCATTTACTTTTACTTGATCTAAATTATCAAATCTGTGGTTAAAATAAGGCTCACTTATAAATTGATATACTTTACGAATCTCTTGTTCTGGTTGGGAAACTAAATTATCATACTTTACATAATGACATATATCTGGATAGTTATATGAATTTTTAATTGCCTCAAGCTCTTTAGCAACAGCACCATCTTTATTCATAATCATATTTAATTTTTCTTCGTCATTTTTTAAATTAAATCTATTAACAAATGAGTCAGGATTTTCTGTGTACCACTGCATATAACTAGCTAATACATCCATTAAATCTCTAAGTAATACTATGCATTTAAAAGGTCGTTTAAAATGTTTTTGAATTAATTGAAAATTACCAGGTGTTGTCACTGGTCCACGATCAATGATTATACGTTGTGGCCAATCTTTATAGTAGGTATCATACACGACATCTAATACATTATCTAAAGACTTGTGGTCTGGATAATTTTGAAACACATCTGTTTGCTTTAATAAAAACAAATCTTTCATTATCTCTAATGTAATAGAATTAGGTGTACAAGCTATTTCTGGATTTTGATTCATAATACTTGTAAATAAAGTATTACCAGATCTAGGTTGCGCTACTAAAAAGAAAAGTTGTTTACTTGTCTTTGGCTCCGAGGTCATTGGTCAATTGTTCTTTCTTGTTGTAAATCATTTCTCCTGATTTTTTAACTCTTTCTATAGTTTGTAATTGTCCAAGTACATTAAATACTTCTGGCTGACTTGAGCCTGATGTTAATGTCTCTGCTTTGTTTTTCATAATTAATGCATAAGAATCTAGTTGGTGTCTGTTAACATCTTTGTCATCAAACGAACCATCATTAAATTCTTTTTTAAGTTCTGACCACAATTTAATTTCTCTCATTCTATCACGAGCAACTAACTGCATGTTAGCAACAGAATAAGTTTTTTCATCTATGTCTATTTGAAGTAGTTCTCTTTTTAATGGATCTTCTTCAGTCTCTAATTTTTGTTTTAATTTTTTAAGTTTAACTTCATTACGTCTAGCATCAAAAGATAAAGACATTAAGTTTTCTAGGAATACGTTTTGTTCTCTGACACACTGCCAATACTTAGAAGCTTTTGTTGGATACTTTGCATCCTGTAATACAGACATTCTCATTTCTGTTTCTGTTCTAAAGACTTGTTTCTTAGTCCAAGTATCTCTAAGTTCAGATGTCATTTCTTTAAATTCTTTGACATCATTTGGGTCAAGTAAATTATTTAAGCTAGGAGCTTCTTTTTCTATTAGTGCATGTATGTTTCTTTTTTCAGTCATTATATAT